CATCAACTGCAAAACTACTATTAATTATTTGTGCAGCCGAATGTCCTGTTGCAATAACTAATTTATCAGTGCCATCAAAATTAAATTTTTCAAAATCATAAGCTCTAGTAGAAGTTCCAAGTCCTGTAGTTAAAGTAGTATAACTACCTGATGTAGTTCCTCTATGTATATCACCACCTCTAGCTACAATTATTTGACCATTAAATATTATTGAACAATCTACTGTTAAACTAGTATTACTTGATCCTTGAGGTATAACTGTGCTATTGTATAAAGCTGTACCACTAACACGTCTATATCCACCCTTAATATCGGGTTCAAAGTTTTGTAAGATTAGTGCTTCACCTGGTTGCATAGAGAACACGTCTTTGTTCAATGTTAAACCACCCGCACAACTTACAACAAATGGGGATATTAAATCTGTTGTTGGCATTGTTTATTTAATTATTTTAATCTTCCGCCAGTTTCTTTCATATATCTTTCAAACATTTTTCTTAAACTTTGAATAGATTCTTTTGGAAAAATATCTTTAACTCTGTCTTCTCTTAGAGCTTTTTTATATATTTCGTATTTAGCATCTTTAACATTACTTTTTGCCATCATGCTATCTAATTTATCACTAGCACGTTCTTCGCCATTCATGTTATCAACTATTTCCATTCCATTTTTTTCTGTTACTTTATCTGAATCTTTTTTAATAGCCATTAGCTAACTCTGCCTCCTATGTTTGTTGCAATACTTTCACCAATTACATCAGTTCTCATGTAATCATTTTTAGTTGCATAATCTACTTTTAATAATCTAAGTTTTCTTTGAAAGTCTCTATCAGCTAATTGTGCATGTTGTGGATCTGATCTTAACATATATGTATAATATTTAGCTCTATCTACTATCAAAGTTCTAAATCTGTCAGGTAAACTCATATTATCACCGTGAGCAGATAAATCTGTATGTGTTGTATAATAATCATAACTTGCAACATATTCACTTGTATTTGGTCTTGGGCTTACACCAAATGCAGAATGATCTGGTAAAATATAAACTCTTAATGGTACAGAATAATTACCTTGATTATTTGTATCATCAGTTGGTTTATGATTTTGTAAATAACTATCATATGTTATGTATGATAATTTTCTAGTTGCAATATCACTTCTAGATATTCTAACATAATCAACATCTAATTGAACACCAGATGCTTCTAAGTAAATAAAAGAAGTTTGTGCTGTTGCAGTAAATGTTGTTTGTAATATATCACCTTCTCTAAAATTAGTTACATCTTGCGTTGTATTTAAATTCTGTGTTCCACCTGCTGATGTTCCAACTCTTACGATTAATGCAGTGCTAGAACTATTTGGACTTAAAACTCTAACTTGTAATCTATAAGTTTTATTTACTGTAGTATTAATAGCTTGATAAGCTGCTGCACTATTTAAATTTAATCTACCATTACCACTTGATGTATGTGATGGTGATCCATCTCCAGTTGTCCAGCTATTTATATTAGATGTAAACTCACCATTAGTTACTAATTCTTTTGGTCTTAATGAAAATGAATCCATATCTGCTTTTCTAAAATCAGCAGGAAATGTATATTCATTAGTTCCTATAGTTAAATCTTGTGTAGTTCTAGAATATAGTAAAGGTATCTCACCTGTTTCATTATAAATATCATGAATACCTTTATTAATAAAATCTTTTACTGCAGTTTGTATACCTCGACTTGAACTAAACGTACTAGAGGTTAACTCTGTTTCGTTTAATTCTCTAAGTACACTATTTGTCAGCGTTAGATATGTTGTTGCCATTCTGTAATAACTCTAATATTTTATCAAGTTTTTGTTCTTGATTATTAATTCTTTGTTCTAATTTAATAACCCTCATAGTATTATCAGGTGCACCTAATCTTGTAATTTTTTGCCCTGTACTTGCTTTAGTTTTTTTTGTTAAATCATATAATGCCATAAATCTCCTAAATATTATAAGGGGTAATATAATAAGGGGGACATGTAGCCCCCCTTAAAATTATACAGATTACACTGCTGTGTCTTGTTGAGTGTCTGTATTTCTGTCAGTTTCGTCAATACCTGATACGTCACATAGTACAGCGAACACACGGATTTTACCCGCTGTTGAATCTGCACTAAGTACTAATACGTCTAAAGTATCTGCACTTGCAACTATAGTTCTAGCTGTAGCTGTTGGTGCAGAGAATCCTGTAGCGTTAGTATCTCCATCAACATATCTGTCAACGTCACCACCTGTGATACCTAAATCAAGAGTTACTGAACCAGATAATGCAGTGATTACCTCAATTCCAGCTTCCATGATTAATGTTTCTGCAGGGATGTCTAATACTCTAAGAACATCATTTTGTGCTGCTCCAGAGTCACCATTGATTGCTGCTATGTCAATTGTATTTTCAACTAAGTAAGGTGTTCTACCATTAGACGGATGTCCAGTAGTACCACCTGCTGCTGTTAAGTCATATGTAGCCATAGTATTCTATAATCCTCCTAATTAACCTATTGTTATAACGCCTCTTTGGACTGCTTCACTTCTAAGGATTTTTCTTCCAAAAACGTGTAGTCCTCTGACAACGTCAGCGAATGAATCAGGGTCTCTGATTAATTCTGTTTTTGCGATATGATTTACAGTCGCAACTCCTGACATATGTCCGTATAAGAACACATGCTCATTTGCTCCAGAAGAGCCAAATGTGTGAGCTGCAGCTGATCCACCAGATACAGCAATTGCGTTTGATTGGTACATGTTAAAACCAAATAATGGTCTGTCTGTGACCATACCATTTCTGATTTGTGATGAACCACCATCAGCCATTACTGATTGGTCAGAAAGTTTAGCACCTGCTTTTCTTAGTTGTTCAAAGAATTCAGGTGATGAAACTAACCATCTGTTATCTTCTGGCACATCATTTCTGTCCAAGTTCTTTTTAGCAGTTGATACTAAATTTGCTAAAGTATCTACAGCTGCGTCACCATCGATTGGTGATGCATCAGTTCCTGTACTCGTACCATTAGTAGCATTGTCGTATATAAACTTCAATACGTTATAGTCGTAGTTTTTCTTTAATGAATATGCACCTGAAGAGGTTGCAAGAGCTTCAAAGTTTACATGAGATTGTCTTTCTTCAATATCATCTACTTTAAAAGCAAAATAAGAACCTTGGTCAACAGTCATAGTTATTTGGTCATCAGCTAATATTTGTGTATCAACTGTTTGACCTCTAGCATAATCTTTAACTGTGATTGTAGGCTCTTTGATGATCTTTACTGTGTCACCAAAGTTTTCGATTTCTCCAGCGTAATCAGTGTTAGTTATATCTTCTACCACTGATGCTCTTCTGAAGAACTTCTGAACTTTCTGACTAAAGATCTGTGGAGTAAAATTACCTTGTGCAAGGTTATTATAACCACTAGCGTTTGTAAAAGCCATAATGCTTCTCCTTGTTTATTTAGTTAGATTGTTATCGTTGTTCAATCCTACCTTCTAAACGAGCAAGGTCAATGTCTTTTTCATGCTTCTCAAATTCATGAGGTTTCAATCTAGAAATCTCACTAGTTGTCCAAACTTTCTTTTTAGGAATATCGGACTCAGTACTTTTTCTTGTTTTAGAAATTGCTTTAGCAGCTTCTTTTTTAACATCCTTCTCTTCTTTTTTAGTTAGTTTACTTTGACCATTATCCATTTTATATAGATCAATAGCTCTAGCAGCTAACTTAGCATTAGATGTATTTTCATACAACCAACCTTGAATAGTAGGATCTTGATTTGCAGCCCAATTATGAAACTCTTCTTTTTGTCGAATCTCATTAAAGTCAGGATGCATTTTTAAAAGTTCTACTTCAGCTTTTTCTTTTGCAATTTGTTCTTGCTGGAGTTGAAGATTTTTATATTTATCTTCAAGATCTGCAGTCTGAGTAGTAGCTTTGTTCATTGCTATAGTTTCAACCATATCATAAACATCAGGGTACTCTTTTCTCCATGCCTCTAATTCTTCTTTTGATTTAGGTGGCACAAATTGTTTAGTACTCGCTTCTAATTGAGAACGCAAGGTTCTGACTTCTTCCTTGTGTTTATTAAGCGTAGAATCATAGTGTTTTTTCAAATCGTCATAACGTTTCTTAAAAACACGATCTTCAGCTTTAGCAGGGCGTTCAGCGATAGGAGTAGCCTTTACTTCTGATTTTTCTGCAGTCTCTTCAGATGCATCGGTGTCCTTCTGTTCGGTTGCTGCGGTTGCCTCTTTTTCTTTTTGTTCCCTTTGAAACTTAGCTAATTCACCTTTAGCAAATGCTTCTACTTCAGCATCATCTTCTCCTCTATCCTTTTTGTAAGGATTTGGATTAGGCATTTTAACTTTAGTTTCTTCAGAAACTTTTTTTTCTTCTTCCATTATTTTTACCTCTTAGGTTAAGTGCCTCATGGATAAGGGTAGCTTAAAACTTATGTAGTTTGTGGGCTAGTCATTAAACCCTGACTAGGTGGCACATTTGTTTGTTGTTCCATCTGACCTGAAACATCTTCAATAAAAGCAGCAAGTGCTTCATTGTCATTTCCACCATATCTTCTTTTTGCGTAATTAGATACGATAGATATTGGTAAGACTACGTTAGGTTCATTACTTCCAAATTGCTCCATTACTGGTTTAAATTCAGGTATAATTTTACCTAATGCGTTTCTAACAGATGGGGATAAAACAGCCTGTAATGCTGCTTGATCCTCATCGGTTAAACTTTTTGCCCTTTCAGCAAACATTAATTCTGTATCACTTGCTTCAGGAAATTCTGTTTTTAAAGGATTTGTTGTTCCAGCTGCAGCTGGTGGCGTAGGAGCTTTTTCTACAGGTGCAGGTTGCCCTTTACCTAACCCACTTAAATTAGGTGCTTTAGGTGTTTTAGGTTTTTCATCCATCATACCTGTCATTGATACTTTGCCTTGCATGTTATCTATTGCCATTTTTTATTTCCTTATTTTCTGATATCCAATCTAAATTTATATTTGAATTATCTAAATCAATAATATATGCTTTTAAATTAGACTCACAATTGTTTAATTTTAAAAATTTACTGTATAATTTATTTAAAGATTTTTCAGCAGTTGTTGTATATAAATATTTTAAATTTAATTTTTTAGCTATTAATTTTATATCATTAAAACATAGTTTCATAGCTTTAAATAATTTTATTTTTGGTATATTAGGATTAGAAAATATCCCGTATACATATCCTAATTTAGAACTAGTATCAGTATATAAACCTGCAGCACAAATATTTTCTATAATTATACCACGTTCTGGTAAAATATCTTTTGGAATTGGTGAATCCCATTTATGTAATTTAAACCAGCGTTCTAAAGTTGGATAATCTTTATTAAGATGCCATCTTCTGCTGTTCATCAATATCAAAATAATCTGTAAATAAAATATTGTTAATTAATATTCTTCTATTTTTAGTTCCTAATGTGTATACTACTGTATCTTCTGTAGAGACTAATTTAGATAATTTACTATCTTGCACTTTTAACCAATTACCTTTTTCATTAACTAAATGACTGCCAGATACTTTTATACCTTTGTAGTCATATATATCATTTACTAAAAATTTACCAGTTGCAAAAACAAAACCACCTATTGCAACATTATCTTTTAATTCTATATCTATAATTTTTTTCTTAGAGCCATCTTTCATTGAAACTAAAGTATCAGGTAAAAAACATCCTATTACTTTTCCAATAACTCCACCTACAACTCCACCTACTGGCCCACCAACTGCTGTTCCTATTGCAGCTCCTGCTCCTGCAGCTGTTGATTCTTTTTTATCTCCACCTAAAGCTCTTGATACACCATAACCTATTCCTCCAGCTAGTCCAACTCCACCTAATGTGCTAGCACCAACTGGTGTAGCTGTTAATGATGTTAAAGGTGTTATAGTTTGTTGTATATTCATAGCTCCACCTGTTCTACCTAAATTTAAATATGAAACACCTAAATCAACACCACCTCTTAATAATGTATTAATTCTTTCTGCTTTTAATGCTTTATTTTGCATTGCCTGGATATCCCCTAAAAATTGTTGTGGACTAGTTCCAGTTTGTTGTTGCATTGGAAACTGCTGTGTAATTCTAGCTACTTTTTCTAAAGGAGATTCTACTAACTCAGCAGAACTTGGTGGTGCAAATTGTTGTTGTTGAACTTCTGTAGTTTGTGCTCCACCTGTTGTTTTTGTTTCTCCTGTTCTTGGATCAATTGTAGTTTGAATTTGACTAGGAGTTTCTCTCATTAATGTAGCAGTTTGACTTCCTAAATCAGTGCCACCTGTTAGGGTAGTTTGAGTTTCACCTGTATATGCTTCAAATTCATTAGCAGTAATATTAGGTACAGTTGTTTCCATTGCATCTTTATATTCATATTCGCCTGCTGCATTTTTAACTAGTTTTAATACCATTATCTTTATTCCGTCTGTTCGCTTCTTCTAGGTTGAGTATTTGCCGCACTAAAGCCAGCTTCCCCTGGCATCGGTACATTGCCTGTTCCGATGTTGCTACCTCCAACTCCTGTTGGATCTGTTGGCGAAGCTCCTGTAGGTATTGGGCCAGTCTGTCCCATTTGACCTTGTCCTCCAGCAGCGGCTGTATTGTTTTGATTTCCATTTGCCATTCCCATTATTTGTGC